GTTATGCCCCGAGAGCGCGCGAGCATCACGGACGGCTCCACCCCCAAGGAGAACCCCGAGGGCCAGCCGGTCTATGAGCCGGAAGCCCAGCCCGAGGAGCAGCCGGAGAGCCAGCCCCAGAGCGGGGAGGAGGAGGAGGAGGAGGAGCTCCAGCTCCCCGAGAAGTTCGAGACCCCGGCCGACCTCCTGAAGGCGTACCAAGAGCTGGAAGCGAAGATGGGCCAAGCCCCCGCTCCCGGCGCTGGGCAGCCGGAAGAAGCCTCCTCCGACGCCGAGGCTGACGAGGCTGACGAGGCTGACGAGGCTGACGAGGATGCCGACGAGGCGGGCCTGGACTGGGGTGGCCTGACGGACGAGTTCCTGGAGTACGGCCGCCTTTCCGATGCCTCTTACGAGGCCATGGAGAAGGCGGGTATGCCCCGTGAGGTGGTGGACTCCTACATCGCCGGCCAGTCGGCCCAGGCCCAGCAGGTTGTGGGTCAGGTCCACGAGGCTGCTGGCGGTGAAGAGCAGTATTCCCAGATCATCGAGTGGGCCAGTGCCAACCTGAGCGACGAGGAGGTCGATGCCTTCAACGATGTCGTGGAGAACGGCTCTCCCCACACCATGGCTATGGCGGCCCGTGGCCTCCGTGCCCAGTACGAAGAGGCCAATGGCGTTGCCCCCAACCTCATCAACGGCGGCGACGAGGGCTCGGCTAGCAGCGGCGCGTTCCAGTCTATCCAGGAAATGTCTGCCGCTATGAGCGACCCCCGCTACAAGAACGGCGACAAGGCGTTCATCGATGACGTGCAGCGCCGCCTCGCCAACTCCAGCATCCTCTAAGGGACCCCCCCATGGAAAACCTGATCGAATACGCCGAGATCGCCCTCGGCCTCCTGCTGGCCGGCCACACCCTGGCCCTGGCCGTGGTCAACCTGACCGAGACCCCCGCCGACGACAAGATCGTGGGCAAGGTCTACAAGGTGGTGGAGAAGCTGGCGGGCCTGTTTGGCGACCGCGCCAAGCAGTTCCCCGGCGAATCCGCCGACCTGAAGTAGTGGCTAAGGCCCTGGCGATTCTCCTTGGGGGTGGAGCCGTCCGTGATGCTCGCGCGCTCTCGGGGCATAACGGCCTCTCCTAGTTGTCCACGACCTTGGTGCCGTGACGGTGGGACTTGGTGGGGGCGGCCGCCGGGGCCTTGTTCGGCTCGGAGGCCGGGGACTCTTTTGTGGTCTCCGGGGCCTGGGCTTCCTCGGTGGTCTTCTGCTTATTCTGCTGGCGCGGAGGCATTCTGTTGGTTCTCCTGCTGCTGTTGGATGATTTTCATGAACTCGGGGCCTAGCCGATCTTGTAGCTGGGCCATCTGTTGCTGCTTCTGCTGCTGGGCCACCTCTTCTTCGGAGCGGACGAGGCCATCCATATCCAGTCCCAAGTGGGAGCCCGTGCGGCGGATGTAGTCAGAGACGTTGAGGTACTGGGCGATCACTTCAGGCCCGAACACCTCAATATGTCGGATGAACTGGGTCAGGCGTTGCAGGTCATGTCCACGGCCCAGAGCTTCCAGGCCGGTCACGATGGAGGGGCTCACAGCACCTTCCGGTAGCTGAGGAACCTTCCCCGCCTTCTGCATTTGCGACATGAGGGTCTTAACGAGCGGGAGCTGGAACTCCAGGCTCAGGATCGAGTAGACCCCGCCCAGAGCGTCTTCCAGCTCGTCCGCCATGTACCGGACTTCCTCAGCCGTCACCCGCTCCGCATCCCGCTGTACGCTGGAATTAAGCAGGAAGGCGTAGGACAGCCGCTCGTTGATCTCGGAGCGGGTCTCTTGGGCCACCCGGAAGTCCGCGTACTTCTCCATCTGGAGCACGGACACATCGGTAGCCCGGCCCTGCCTCACGTCTCCGCTCTCGGATTCGGTGAGGGCCTTGACCTTGGTGGTCCCGTTGGGGTCCAGGAGGAATAGGACCTTGGCGGCGGCGGCGGAGCCCTGGACGATGGCCTTGGTGAGGGCCTCCAGGCTATTCAGGTCGCCATAGAACTCCTCGACGTAGCCCCGCCCGTAGCTCTCACCGTCGATCCGCGTCCACCGTAGGGGGATGTATGGGTTATTCTCCAGTGGGTAGGAACCTTCGGATTTCGGGACGGTCTTGCCGTTGATCTCCTGGTAGACCTTCCAGTGGTTCCCGTTGCGGTGGACGTAGGTGAACAGGTCCACGGACTTCTGGGGGTTGTCGTTGCTCCCATCCAGCAGGGCCTTGGCCCGCCGGGGGAGGGAGTCGGGCGCAACCTCCTCCTTGACGATGATCTCCAGAATCTTGCCCATCGGGTCCCTCTTGACCACATAGCGGTCCAGACGGTAGACCCTCATCCCTCCCTCGGGGGGCAGGTACAGGAGGCAGTTACCAGAGTTGATGAGCTGCTTGATTGCCTCGAAGGCCGACACCCGAAGGGCGCTGGCCTCGAACTCGGTCATCACCGCCCGCTCATAGGTGCTCAGGGCGTCCTCGACCTGCGAGCGCATATCCGGGTCTTCGGCTAGCTCCTGGAGCGTGTAGTCGTCCATTTGGAGCCGGAAGAACGGGCTGTTCGGCGGAAAGAGGGTGAGCAGGAGCTTGGAGGCTAGGTTATTTAACCCCCGAGCCCCGATGCCCTGGTAGGGGGCGGGGAGCTTGGAGGAGCCGGAATGGCCGGCCTGTGGCATGAGGCTCGGAATGGTTAACTTGGCGGCGTCACGGGCGCGGGTGAGGAAAGGCTCCCGGAGGGACTCAAGCTGGCGATACCGGCCCCCAACGGTCTTACCGTTTTCCATGGTCTATTATCCAGACGGGATATTGAGGCCGGAACGTCCGCCGCCTAGCCGTACGCCGGATTTGAGGCCAATCCGGAGGCCCTTGCGACCCTTTCGCTTTGGCTTAAGGAGGTTGGTGCCACCGGAAACCTCGGGAGAGGAAGCCCGCTTCTCGGGGGCGTCGGGGGCTTGGGCTCCGGACTCCACGTTCACATCCGGCACGTCGGGGGTGAGGTCGATGGTGTTCTTGACCTTACCGCTCACAGTGTCCGCCTTACGATCCCAATTCTTCTTGGTCTCCTTGTAGACATTCTTGGCCTTACCGCTCACAATGTCCGCCTTACGATTCACATTCGTCTTGGCATCCTTGAGGTTATTCTTGACCTTACCGCTCACAGTGTCCGCCTTACGATTCACGTTCTTCTTGGCATCCTTGAGGCCCTTCTTGACGCCCTTACTAATCTTCTTAATGCCAAAGCCCATGCTCTACCTCGTTACTTGTAGGCCGCCGACCGTTCCTTCCTCCTCCTGCTCTTCTAGCTTAGACCGAAGGTGGCGAACCACGGCAGACTGCCCGCTTCGGAAGCGGATAGTATCCATGTCGTCCTGTAACGAGGGGGATTGGTCGGGGTAGATGTATTCCAGGTACTCCACCAGCTCTTCAGAGAGCGGCGGGCATTCCTTCTCAATGTCCATCCTTGTGTCCTCTTAATGCTCCTCAAGGGGGACCTAATCAAATGGTGGCTGATGGGAAGGAGGTAATCACCTTCCCTAACAGTCACTTAACGGGACAGGCCCCGGTGGCGCACTCGTCGCTCTCCAGCTCCAGCAGGGAGTTGGCGGAGTCGATGTCTACAGGGGCTAGACGGGCGGTGTAGGCGCGGAAGGTCTCCTCGGTCACCACCTCCTGGGGGAGGTAGGGGTAGCCGAGGTCGGCAGCCGTCTTGGTGGGATCGTTGCGGTAGAGGAAGGACACCCCGACATAGGAATCCCAGTTGTCGAGAATCCAGTCCACGATGTAGGGGACTTCCTCGGGGGAATAGCTCACCGTAATCGAGCAGTTGTGGTCAACGTAGTGCTCCATCACCATCTTGTACCGCTCAAGCTGGTCGAGGGCCGTCTCCTGGTTGATCTCCATGATCTCCCCGTCGCGCTCCACCGTGTCGAACTCCACGTCCTCGTAGGAGACCGGGAGGGTGACGACGGTGCTGGTGGAGTCGTAGGGGTTCTCGAAGGTCCGGTAGCCAGCCTGTTGGAGCTTGGCGACCAGCGGGTCGTGGCTGGAGAAGACCACGTTGTTGAGGATGTACTTGCCCAGGGGCTTGTGGATGCCCTCGGTAGTGTCCATGACCTTACCGAGGGTGCCGCTGGGCTTGATGGTGGTGACGGCCTTGGCGCGGGGGAGCCCCAGCTCGTCGGCCATGGAATTGGCACCGCTGATGCCGGCCTCCCGCAGGTCTTTCCAGGCCTGGGGCCGGTCCTGGTACTTCCATCGGACCACCCCTGTCACCCCTACGCCACATAGCCGCAGGAACTCGTTAAGCTCGTGCCACGTCCGCTGTAACACCCCGTCATCAAGGTTCACGCAGGTCTGTCGATAGTTGGCGCGGGCCACGAGGGTGTGGGCCCGGATGAGGCCCAGCCGGTCATCATTGAACGCCCCGAGGTTGGTCTCCACGAGGTTGCAGAAGCTCTTGTTTCCCAGGAGGATTTCGGCGCACGGGTTGACCCCCTTGAACCACGGGGCTCGCCGCTTGGCCTCCACCGCGTTGATGAAGCCGGGCTCTGAGCCGCCCCCCTGCCCCATGAGGTCGAAGATTTCCTCCAGCTCATAGCGGGTGGGCTTGCGGTGGAACACCAGGGAGTTGTTGGACATGCCCCTCTGGGGGAGCCCCCGGTCAAAGTGGTCCTGCTTGGCAGTGGCGAACTCCCGCCACTCGGGGTCGTCGTAGCCCAGCATGGCGATCTCGGAGCTGCGCCGGGAGGACAGGATCGTCCCCATCCAGTTGAGCAGGTCCAGGAGGTCCATGCTGCTGAGGAGCTGGCCGGCCCGCTGGCTGAGTAGCTCAACGATGGCCGTGTAGGCACGGGCGATCTGCTCGTCGCCAGAGCTAATCCAGCCGTAGCCCTTCAGGCGGATGCCGGAGGCCCGGATTTGGCTGAAGTCCAGGACCAGCTCTTCCGCCGGCTGCTTGCCGGCCAGGAGCTTGCCGAGGGACTTGGCCCAGGCTTCGGCGCTGTCGCCCACCTGGATAGTCCACACGCCGTCCTTGAAGGTCTCCCGGTTGTCCTCCATCCCCCGGACGCCGGCCTCCCAGTCTTCGATGGTCTGCTCGGAGCGGATGACGGTGACCTTGGGGATGGGCTGGGCGAAGCCGTTGAGGATGCTGGGCACGGGATGGAATCCCACCCCACAGCCCTGGAGGAGGAGCCAGAGGCAGTCCACCGCGTCGTGGATGGTCTCCACCGCGTCGAAGGCACAGTTGAACTGGCTGGCCTCGCGGGTCCGGGACACATCGGTGCCACCGAGCCACAGGGTCCGCCCGGAGACGGAGACCTTACGCTCTCGAATGAGGCGGCCCAGCTCGGCCAGCTCCCGGTGCTGTTCAAGGGACAGGAGCCGGCCCTGCGCCCGCTCCCAGAGCCAACGCTGGTGTTCCAGTACGCGGTCCACGGTTTCGTCCCAGGATTCGAACATCTCCCCCGCTTCGTCGATGGGGCGGTTATAGGTGCGCCGGGTGATGATCTGGGCGCGGGTGGAAGGGTAGTGCTTCATCGTTGGTCCCCACTCCCCTGCAGGGCCCCCCGATCCTGCCGCGATCGCAGCTTCTCCAGGTTTCCGATAGCCACCTCTTCCAGCCCTAAGTCCAGGTCGGCGCACAGGTTCGCCAGGGGCCACAGCACGTCGCCCAGCTCGGCCTTCAGGTCCTCGACGGCCTCGGGGGTGAACTCGCCACCGTGGTCCCGGTAGACCTTCTTCACCTTGTCCGCCACCTCGCCAACCTCACCGGCCAGCTCCATGACCGGGTAGATCACCTGCATGGAGTCGGGGTAGATGGCGGTGGAGCGGGCACGGTTCTGGTAGTCGTCCAGGGATAGGGCGGACAGGGCGTCGGGGGCCGGGGCGGATTCGGCCGGGGTGATCTTGGTTCCGGTGTAGGTTTCCACGGTAAGTCCTTTATACAGAGGCCCAGTGACGGTCCAGGAAGGTCCGGGCCTGGGTCTTGAGCTGGGGGATGTGTTGGTCGTTGAGAAAATGCAGGTCAAACTCGTAGTCGTTGTCGAGCTGGCTCTCGCTGGTGTGCTCACCGGAGGCTCGGTAGCCGGGCCGGGACACCTGGATCAGCGTGGCCTTGTGCCGGCCCCGGAGGCGCAGGAACTCGTTGGGGAAGCGAACGTCATCCACCACCACCGGGACGCCGGCCCGGATGCTCTGCTCGATCTGGGCAGAGGCAATGTCGATCCAGATGGACTCGCTGACGGTCTGCCGGCCCCATTCGGTGCCGATGGTCTGCTGCAAGAAACGGCTGGTGACCCCCAACTCAGGGATGAACTCCTCCTTGAGGTCCCAGTCGATCCGGCGCTCCAGCTCCTCCCCGATGTAGCCCAGGGAGGCCAGCAGTGCGCGGGCCATGGTCTTGAGGCCGCTGGCGAACTTGATCCGGCGGTAGCCATACTCACGCTCCAGAACATCGGCCACCGTGCTCTTGCCGCTCTGGGCCGTTGAGCTATAGAGGCCGACAACGCCGGGGAACAGCGGGTAACGCTTCAGGTCGGATTCCATAGCTTCGGCTCCTTCTTATTGAAGTCGTAGTCGGTGTTGCGGAGGATTCGGGCAACGCGGGCCATCTGGAGGGCGAACTCCTCATTGAGGCCGGCCTTCTCGTATTGGCTGACGATGGCCTCCCACAGGGAGTCGGTCGGTTCCTTGACCCACTTGGAGCGGGTCTCTCCCTTGTTCTTGCCCGACTTGAGGACGTACCACTCCTCCACCTCGACGTAGGGCTCGGCCAGGAGTTCGGCGGCCTTCTTGGAACCCACGCCGGGGCAGCCGGGGTAACCGTCCGTGGCGTCCCCGGAGAGGGCCTGGATCAGGTGGTTGCGATCGGCCTCTTCCTGGGTGATCTCGATGATCCCCTGGTCCGGGTCCCCGGCGTCGTAGAACAGGCCGGGGATGGTCTTCATGTCCTTGTCGACGGACACGATGACCTTCTCCCCGGTCACCAGCCGCTTACTCGTGGCGAGGATGCCTAGAACGTCATCCCCCTCCAGGCGGGGGCGGAGGTAGCAGTCGTAGTTGTCGAGGACGTATTCGCGCAGGAAGGAGTGGAGAAGGGGCTTGCGGACGTTCTTGCGGTTGGACTTGTACGGCGGGTAGATGTCCTTCCGCCAGTTGGTATCCGCGTCCGTCAGGGCCAGGACCACATGATCGGCTTCCAGCTTCTCCTTCAGCCGGTCGATGTACTCGTCCAGGGCCCCAATGGCTTGGTCCTCGTGGGACCACAGGGTCCAGAGGCCGCCGCCCCAGTCCACCGCCAGCTCCGCAGCGGAGGCGCGTTGATACACCACCACGTCCCCGTCGATGAGGAGGGTGCGTTTGGTCACGGTATGTCCTTGGGATAGGTAGCTTTAGTGGTCAGCTTCTTCTCGGCCTTCAACCGCAGAAGCTCCTCCCGGCCTTGGAAGGTCGGGCGAATTTCGATGTGCCGGCTCCCGTTGTCGTGCTCGGTGAACAGGGGGAGATAGCGGGCCCGAACCCTGAAGCGGCCATCACGGTCGAGCCGGAGGTAGCCTAGCTCGTAGAGGTCGGCCTTGGCCCGGTTGCTATTTAGGCCGCCGAGGATTCGATAGCTCTGGCTGATGTTGAGGTTGTCGAGGAGGGAAAGCTGAGAGAAAACGGGGCTCAGGATGGCGAGGTGGGCGTCCTCAAGCACCCCGGCGAGCCGGTTGAGGATGTGCTCCATGGATGCTCCTAGTGGGTCTCGGCCCAGTTGGCCCCTACTTTGTAGTCGCCGCCGAGGGGGCAGCCGAAGTTGTAGTATTCGCCGGCAGCCTTGATGGCCCAGGCGGCGGTGCTGCCGATGGTGTCGGCGTTGGCCGGGTTGTAGACCTCGATCTGCCATTCGTCGTGTACGTTGGCGATGAACTCGTAATCAACCCCTGGCACGAAGCCGTACTCCTGGAGCTGGTGGTCCAGGATGACCAGGGCCCGCTTCATGAAGATGGCCCCGGCGGATTGGAGGAGGGTGTTGAGGGCGGAGTGGGGGGAGCGGATGTTGAGCCGTACCCCATCCACGGCGCGGATGAAGCCATGCTTCTCCACCTTCGTCTTCACCGCCTCAACGAGCTGGCCCAGGGCGGGGAGGCCAGCCTCGAATTTGGCGCGGGACTGCTTGCCCCGCTTCTGGGCCTTCTTGTCCACCATCCGGTCCCGGACCATGGTTAGCTTGCCCTTCACGCCCAGAATCCAGCCGAGCTTCTCGT